GGTTGGACGTGGACAATTGACCGATTTACTGCCAGACTTGATCTCAATGTTTCAGACATCACATTTTCTGCTGTTCCAGTGGCGTGGCAAGATGTTTATGTCGGTGAAACTTGGAGTACACTAGATCCAGCACTAACTTGGCAAAACGCACTTTTGGGAGTTAATTAACACATGGCCACTACATCGAATTATGGCTGGACAACACCGGATGACACTTCGTTGGTAAAAGATGGAGCCAGTGCTATTCGCACACTTGGATCAGCAATTGACACTTCTTTAAATACAGCACTTGGCACAAAAAAATCTGGATTAGTTTTATTAAATACAACAACTTTTAGTGCACAATCTTCTCAGGCTGTTAACTCTGTTTTTAGTGCAACTTATAGAAATTATCGAATAACATTTGATATTACAGGTAACACAGCAGATGCAACTATTTATTTGAAATTTAGAAGTGGAACAACAGATAACTCAACTTCATATTATTACCAACTAGGTCAGTTTACTGAATCTTCTACTTTGACTTATGCTGTGGCAGCAAATCAAACAACTGGTTTTAGTATTTGCGAAGTCGATGGAGCAAATAGCGTACATTACCAAGCACTTTCAATAGATATTTTTAGACCATTTGAAGCCGTTTACACAGCAGGTCATTTACAAGCATCAAGTCAATCAACAGGTGGTGCTTTACTGGGTCGTCAAGGCGCATTACAGCATTTACAAGCAGTTTCATACGATGGCATAAACATTATTGCCTCAGCAGGAAATATAACCGGTGCGATTCAAGTTTATGGTTACAACCAATAGGAGTAATGATAATGGCTAAATCAAAAGAAGAACAAATTTTTATTGGTGAAGATGATCAAACAATAGAATTAACTGGTGCAGATAAAGAAGCGTTTATTGCTATGCGTGAAGAAATGCGCAAAATTGAATTAGCATTAAAAGCAGAAAAACAAGCAAAAGAAGATGCACGCAAATCTGCAATAACAAAACTTTCAGAAATTGCTGGATTAACTGAAGAAGAAATTAACGCAATCTTATGAACAACTTTAAAGGAATAGCAGCATCCTGGGGTCGATCATTCCTTGCAGGACTTATTGCATGTTACTTGGCAGGCGTGACTGATCCAAAAATGTTGCTATCAGCAGGAATCGCAGCAGTTGCACCAGTGATCCTAAGATGGCTTAATCCTAATGATGGTGAATTTGGAAAAGTCAATGTCAAAGAAAATAACGAACACTAAAGGCTGGACTGGCAAAGATGCTGCCATGTGGATGGAAGTTGCACACATGTCAGGTCGTGCCGGAGTTAAAGGACTTTGTTTAAAAACTTGCCGTCAAGCCTGGCAAATACCAGCAAAATATCCAAGTGCAATTAGCGCATGGAATAACACACCAAGTAAAAATAAATTTACTGATCCAATGAAAGCACCACTAGGGGCAACTCATTTTTGGAAAGGTGGCAAGTTTGGCCATGTGGCAATTCAATCTAGTAAGCCTGGTTATGTGTGGAGCGCTGATTTACCTGTCAAAGATAGAGTAGGGAAGATCTATTACACAGGTGTAACAGATGCGTGGGGTTACAAGTATTTGGGTTGGACAAACAAATTGAATGGGGTTGATTTAAATGTCTGATGACAAAGTTGAAATACCAGATGTTTTTGGTGATGCGTTAATTAACATAATGAACGTTGCCCATGAAAAGGGTGAACTTTGCACTGGTTTTGTTGTGCTTATGGAAACATATAATGGGAAAGTAAAAAAACTTAGAACTATTACTTCACCTGGAATGCCAGAGTATCAAGCATATGGAATGATTAATTTTGCTTCAGTGAATTTTGAATATGCTGATGATCCAGAAGAAGAAGATTTTGATGATTATGATCCAGACTGGTACAAACGCCAATGACAATTAATGAAGTAACAGCGATAATCAGTGTTGCTGCCACTATAATTGTTTTGATGATTCGCCTAGTAGTGATGCAAACAAAAATCAAACAAACATTATTCCCTAATGGTGGATCATCACTTATGGATAAAATTAATGATATGAAGATTGAAATTACAAAATTGCAAACAAAAACTGATATGATATGGAGCGATGTAATAGATCTCAAGAAAAAGAGGTAATCTATTAAGCGTTATTTAGTACTACCGGATTTGCAGATACCATTCCACCATAAAAGGAATGTTGAGAAAGTTTTAGATTATATTTGGGAATCAAAGATTGATGGCATATTTTGTGTTGGGGATGAGATTGATGTTGCTGAACTTGGTGCTTTTAATAAGGGAACACGCAAAGAGTTTGAGGGAACTTTGCAAAAGAATTTCAATCTCACACATTCGATTCTTGCTGACTTTCGGGAAGCGTTAGGATCTAAAAAGAAGCCTTTTGTGTTGCAGAGATCTAATCACAGCCAAAGGATTGAGAAGTACATTTACAAGAATGCTCCAGCGTTTGAATCTGTTACAGCGTTACGCATTGAAAATTTGTTGGGATTGACCAAGTTAGGAATAACCTACAATCGTTCAATGGACTTCATTGCACCTGGTGTTTTGATGGGACATGGCGATGAGGGCAGGCTCTACACGCAGGCAGGCCTTACAGGGCTTAATTTGGCACTCAGAACAGGCGAAAACTGCGTGGTTGGCCATACCCACAGGCAAGGCATTTCAAAGGCTTCTAGGGGCTTTGGTGGCCGTTTAAAGACCATCTGGGGTATGGAGGTGGGTCATTTGATGGATTTGCGATCATCTGGTGCCAATTACATACGAGAAAAGGCTGCTAACTGGCAACAAGGGTTCGGACTTTTGTACGTTGAGGGCAATCATGTTGTACCTCAATTGGTGCCTATCAATGAAAAAGGCAAGTTTATTGCTGATGGCAAAGAATGGTAAGACACGCCAAATACATTTGATTGACATCTCGGTCATCTCGGACATACACTTCAAACATGTCTAAACTTTTACGAACAAGTGAGGTTGCTGATCTCCTCCTGGTCAGCAATCGCACTATTCAAAGATGGGCAGACAGAAAAATAATCAAATCAACAAAACTACCTAGTGGTCAAAGACGATTTGATGAAAAAGAAATAAACAAAATAAAAAGGGGTCAATGATGGGATATTTCAACATTGAAGATTATGAACCAGTCGAAGCAAGACTAAGTAGATTCTGGGAAAAACATGATCAAGATGGTCGTATCGAAACAGAATTGGTATCACATAACAATGGTCATTACATTGTAAAAGCAATTGTTTATGTTGGTGATCGTCAAGTAGCAACAGGACTTGCAGATGAACACACTGAACAAAAAGGCGTAAATGCTCGCAATGCACTGGAAAATGCTGAAACATCTGCAATTGGTAGAGCACTTGCTAATTTCAATTTTGCACCTAAAGGCAAAAGACCAAGCCGAGAAGAAATGGTCAAAGCAAATGTTGCAGAATCACTTGGCGCAACAGAAGTACAAAATGTGCCATTTGAAGAAAAACCTGTCACTTATCTTCATCCACGCAGGATTGCGACTCCGAAGATGTCTGGTTGGTTACAGCGCGAACTTGCAAAGCATTTAAAAGATACCAATCAACAAAATGCTTTTGTTCAATTTGCATCAAGGCGTAAAGATGCGCAGATCGTGCCTGTTTCAAATATGACATTTGAAGAAGTCAAACCCCTATTAAATGACATTCAGTCCGGTCATTTACTTGATAACATTACAGCATGGAAACAGGGCATACCTGCCAGCCACGAAACTGCTGAAATTATTGCTGCTGGTGGATTAGAGGATGATCCATGGACATCACCGGAATTCTGATGTATATGACAATTAAAAGCACACCGATTCTCCCAAGCGATTGGAAAGCAATTGCTCAATGTGAATCATCAATGAACCCAAAAGCAATCTCACCATCAGGCAAATACATGGGGTTGTTTCAATTCTCACAAGAATCATGGGAATTTGTTGGAGGCTACGGCAAACCAACAGATGCTAATTGGCAAACCCAATTTGCTGCTGCAAGAGCATTACACGCAATACAAGGCTGGAAAGCCTGGCCTGTTTGTTCAAAAAAAGTGGGTTTACGATAATGGAAACAGTTGCAACAATCGCACAAGCAATACTCATGGCACTGGGATTAACATTCCTGGTACTACTAGGAGTATCAACAAGAGTTAAGCCAAACAAAGTTAAAAACCATAGATTCCAATACTGGGCTATGAAATGCGACATCTGCCAAATGGAAATGTACGGATCAACACAAGCATCATTAAACAAAACATTCATGTGGCACTTGACCAACAAACACCCGGATGCCAAATGAGTAAAGAAGATCCAGCACACGATTACAAATTTGCTAAAGCATTACAAGAATCATTAGCACAGGATATAGAGCATAAAAAAGATCTATTTAAAAATGCTGAAGATATTGAAATTGCCAAACAAATAATAAGGGGTCAAGTATGAAACACAGGGATTATCAAGCAATCAACGCACGCACCAACTCAATCATTGCCTCAATGGACAAACTGATCACCAGATGCATTAATTGTGGATCCTGGACATTCAACAAAAAGCACTGCACCACATGCTTTAAAATAATCAGAGGCAACAAATGACAACATACAAGTACTGCAAAGTTTGTCATAAGTTGTTCAATAAAGAACTTGGTTGCGATACATGCCATGAAAGTCATGAACCAAACGAAACAACATTAGCAGCATTAGAAGAATCAATGGGATTATGAGCGCAAAATTGGTTGGTTGGGCATTAGAACAACAAGGCCTAGAAGTACAAGAAAAACTATTACTGGTTGTACTGGCCGACCATTTCAATGATCAAGAAGGCGCAGCCTGGCCATCCCAAGATCGCATAGCCAAAATCATGAACATAAGCGACAGGCAAGTAAGACGAATACAAGTTGAACTGATTAACAAAGGCTTCCTTGAAGTGAATAAAAGACATGGCCAATCAAACATATATCGGATGGTAGTACCGGACATAGATGTCCTGGTACCCCGGACATACACGTCCTATACCCCGGACACTGCTGTCCTACATAACTCTTATAGAACTCTTAATGAACGTTATGTCGGACAAAACAAAAAAACACAAATACCAGACAAATATAAAGCACCAGTAGACGACTCAGTAGATTCAGACACAGCAGTCAAATACATCAAAGACATCAAAAAGAAATTAAGGAAAACATCATGACCTATGGTCGCAAATGGAGAGAACTCAGAGAACACATCCTACGCAGAGACAACTACGAATGCGCATACTGTGGACAAAGAGCAGACACAGTAGACCACATAATCCCAATATCAAAAGGAGGCACAGATCATGAAACGAATTTAACCAGTGCATGTGCCAAATGCAATTACGGCAAGAAAGACCAAGACGAATACACATTCAGAGTTAAGCAATACGCAAAGAAATTCACAAAGAGATCCGATTTTTTTGAGCGTAAGGAGACCCAACTGACTCCTCCCCAGTCCTTATCCCCGAGGGATTTTGGTGTGTTTGAACCCCCATTATTTGAAAGGAATTAAACAAGATGAAACAAGATAATCAAAGAATTTTACCGGCTTTGTCAAGATCAATTGATTTTGCTCAGGAATCAGGTTGGATCACACCTGCAGACCTCGGAGGCGTGGCCATGATGATGACCTACGCAGGCCTAATGGACAACTCTGATCAACATGATCCAATGATTGTTAAGTGGGGCGCAGAATTAACCAAGTTGATGGATAAATATGGGCTTACTTTGTTTGGCCGTAATGAAACACCACAAGTTGTAGAGGGAGGTTCCCCAATTGATGCAATCATTGCTAATAGGAAGTCCAACTCCTCGAGTATCGACTATTCAAACGACAAACCCAACTAAAGGCCATGAAGTAATTGAACTTGCAAAACAAATGGGCATGCCTTTGATGCCTTGGCAAGAATATGTGATCACTGATGGTTGCAGAGTAAAACCTAATGGCGAATGGCAATCAAAAACAAATGTTTTATTAATCAGCCGTCAAAATGGTAAAACCACATTAATGAAATTCAGGATCCTTGCTGGATTATTTTTGTGGAATGAAAAACTACAAATAGCGACAGCGCAAAATCGTGACGTTGCCCTCGAAACGTTCCGATCCGTGTGTGAATTGATTGACTCACAATCCTGGTTATCAAATAAAGTTAAAACAATAACTCGGGCAAATGGTCGTGAAGAAATTGAATTAAAAAATGGGTGCAGATACAAAATCATTGCCCCAACACCAGGCGCAGCCCGAGGCCTAAGCGCAAACACAGTCTATCTAGACGAAGCACGCATGCATAAAACCACAGACTCATTTGCAGCCTTGGCATACACCATGCAAGCAGCCAAATCACCAAGCCTTTGGGCATTCTCAAACGCAGGAGACATAACCTCAGTACTTTTAAACCAATTACGATCAAGGGCATTACACAAAATTGAAAACAACACAGATGATGACATTGCTTACTGGGAATGGTCAGCCGAACCAGGATTAAAACTTGGAGATCGCAAAGGATGGATCCAAGCCAACCCAGCATTGGGACACACCATCACAGAAGAAACATTACAATCCAGAATGAACGACAATCCAACAATTATCCAAACAGAAATGTTATGCCAATTTGTTGATGCTGTTCAATCACCTTGGAATCCTGGAGATTGGGCATCAGCACAAAATTCTGAACTTAAACTACAACCAGATCGACCAACTTGGATCGCTGTTGAAATATCACCAGACCGAACAGCCTTTGCAATCATAGGCGCACAAATACTTGACGACAAATCAATCGCAATCGGATTAATGGACATGGAAAACCAAGAATCTTCAATAGACGATTTACGAATAGCAGATCGCATAGCAATGTGGTCAAAAAAATACATGGCAGAATCAATAATCTTAAACAAATTTAGTGGCGACAGCGTTGCAGCCAAACTAAGAATGGGTGGCATCAACGCAGAAATCATAACCGGATTTAAATACTTTCAAGCATGCGATGAAACACTTTCAAGCCTTGCAGGAGGCAGACTCACCCACGCAGGGCAACCAGAATTAACAGCAGCAGTAAATGCATGCGTTAAAAAAACAACCGAATCAGGATCCTGGTACATATCACGCAAAAAAAATGCTATTGCAGCAATCGCAATGGTGCTAGCAGTACACAAAGCAACAGAACGACAACACTCAGGAGAATTTGAAATTTTAGTATCCTAATACGCCACGCCATTATCTCGGACAGTGTATGATATAGGTAACTTCTATGAGATAATTGCGAGACTATGGGATTATATTCAAAATTTGTTGAGCCTCAACTAAAAGCAGCATTATCACCATACACTTTTCCAGACAAACCATTATCTTTATGGACATCAGGCACAACAGGTACAGAATCAACTTATTGCACAAGACACGAAGCACTTTCAGTACCAGCAATTAGTCGTGCACGAAACATTATTTGTGGTACAGCAGGATCATTAGAATTACATGTAAAAAGAAGAATTGATAAAAGCAAAGTTGAACCAACACCATCAATAATTAGAAATCCAGATCCAAGAATGCCATCAGGTGTAATTTTTGCAATGACCACAGAAAATTTATTATTTCATGGTGTTGCATATTGGCAAATAACATCAATGGATCCAGTAACAAACAGACCAGCAACAGCACAATGGATTGATGCACCACGCGTATCACAAAAACTTGATTCAACCGGAACAATAGTTATCGGATATTCAATTGATGCCGGACAAACTTTGCCAACAAGTGGAGTTGGATCATTAATTCAATTTACTGGTATAGATCCAGATGGTGTTTTAAATCGTGGAGGCAGAACAATTAGAACTGCTGCTGCATTAGAACGTGCAACAAATAGATACGCAAACGAACCAACACCAAGTGTTGTATTAAAAGCAAATGTACCAATGGATTCAAATAAAGCCCAAGCATTATTAGACGCATGGAAATCTGCACGCCAAATGAGAGGCACTGCGTTTTTAAGCGATAACGTGGATATGGAATCAGTAGGCTTTAATGCTGCTGATTTGCAGATGACAGAGGCAAGAGAATATCTTGCAAAAGAATGTGCCAGATTAATGAATATCCCATCCTATTATTTGGATGCAGCAACAAATTCAATGACATACTCAAACGTAACAGCCGAACGCAGAGCATTACTTGATTTCTCATTACGTCCATTACTAACTGCTATTGAACAGAGACTCAGTATGGATGACGTCACAGTTTCAACACAATACGTGGAATTTGATCTCGATGATTTCTTAAGAGGCGATCCATTAACCAGAGCAGATGTGTACTCCAAGTTAATTCCCCTTGGTGTATTAACAGTTGAAGAAGCCCGAGAAGAAGAAGATTTAGTGAGGTAACAATGGAAATTAAATTTAGCAGCGACATTCTGACAGCATCAACATCAAAGCGTGAAATCACCGGGATCATAGTTCCATTTAATCGCCCAGGTGCCACAAACTTTGGAGAAGTCGTATTTGAACAAGGATCATTGCAACTTGGCAATGATATAAAACTATTTGAAGATCATGACATGAATAAAGTACGTGGAAGAATGATTAGTCATGAAGTTACACCATTAGGTATCGTGGGCAAATTTAAAATTGCACGCACTACTGCTGGTGATGATATTTTGGCATTAGCACAAGATGGATTAAAATCTGGCTTATCAATCGGTGCAACAATTGACCAATATGAAAATAAAGAAAATCAAGTTTATGTAACTGCTGCAAAAATTGTTGAAGTATCAGTTGTAGATACACCAGCGTTTGCAGAAGCACAAATAACAGATGTCGCTGCACAAAAAGCAGACGAAACAGAAGTCACTGCAATCAGCGCAAGTGATGAACAAAATAACCAAACCGAAAGTGAGGTCACTTCAATGGCAAATCCAGAAGAAGTAACTCCAGTGGTCGAAACTGCGCCAGAAGTTGCAGTTGAAGCCTCTAAAACAGTTGCACCAGTTGCATACGCAAAACCACGTGTGAATCTTGATGTAACAGCAGGACAATACGCAATGGCACAAATTAAAGCCATGCGTGGTGATTCAGATGCACGCGATTTAGTTGCTGCACTTGATGTTGCAACAGTTAGCGAAAACGCAGGCGTTGTACCACCAACCTACATGAGAGAAATCATTGGCGTAGTTGATAATTCACGCCCATTCATTTCTTCAATCGAGAATGCTGCACTGCCAAACTCAGGCATGACCATGTACATTCCACGCATTACAGCACAAGCATCAGTTGAACAAACTGCTGAAGGTGTAGAAGTAGGTTCAACAGATTCAACAATCGACAATCTTTCTGTGTCGATAGTTAAATTTGGGGGCGCCAATATCGTCAATTTAGAATTGATAGAGCGCTCAGATCCATCTTATGTTGATCAATTAATTAGAATGCTTAGCGCATCATATGCACAAAAAACTGATGCATATGCAGCAAAAGCAGCAGTTAATGCATGTGGTTCAACTTCAGGATCAACAATCTACAAATCCATTGCACAAGGAATCGCAGATTCTTATGGCGTAATGAGATTTACACCAAATCGTTTGATGGTTGCACCAACTGGTGGCAATGATTCAATCGATTTTGCTAACTTACTTGGTGCAGTTGATGGTTCAAACAGACCATTATTTGCAGCAGGTGGAGTAAATCAAAATGCTGCCGGACTTATTACTCAAGGCAGTACAAACGGAACAGTTGCAGGACTTGATCTTGTTGTTGATCCTAACTACACAGGTGACGACAGCAATGTTAAGTACGCATTGGTATATCCAAGTGCAGCAGCAACATTCTACGAATCACCAACTTTGCAACTACGTACAAACGTAGTAAGCAATGGTCAAATCGAAATTGGCCTATATGGATTTGTGGCTTTTGCCAACAAGTATCCAACTGCTTTCAGAGGATTAAGCGTCGCTTAATTTTCCGAGCAATCGTTGCCTGGCAGGTTAGACCCCTGTCCTGCCAGGTAACACCACAAACTTGAAAGGTAAGAAATGGCATCAATAATCACACCAGCAGAATTAAGATCTGCACTTAATGGAGTTTCATCAACTTTATACAGTGATGCCGTATTAACAGAAATCATTGACACAGCCGAATCAGTTGTCGGCAATTTATTAGTTAAATGGGATGTTCCAGTTGATAAACATTATTCTGAAAGTGCTACATTAAGCACAATTCATACAACACGACCACACAAATTTTATGATACTCAAACAGTTGTAATGACAGGCATTGAAGCCCATATCAATGGCAGCAAAACAATATCTGAAATAGTAGATGATTACACTTTTAAAATTACAACCACAAACGCAACAGTGCATACTGATTGGCGTAATGTAATTCCTAATGGTCTTGCAGCAGCAAATGATCTATCACAATACGCAGATGTTGCTCCAGTTGAATCAGCAGTATTAACAGTTGCACTAGATGTATTTAAAGCACGCACATCAGCCGGATCAGTTCAACAAGGCCTTGATTTTGTACCACAACCATACATATTAGGTCGCACCATTCAAAATAGAATCATTGGAATGTTAGGTGCATACATTGATGTTGAGGCATTAATCGGATGACATTAGCAACGTTACGCGCAGCACTTAAAACAGCAATCACATCAAACAGCAACTATTCAGTTGTCGATTTTGTGCCAGAAGTTGTCACAACACCATCAATTATGATCGCAGCATCAGACCCATGGTTAGCACCAGTTGTATTTGGTGATAACAAAGCATGGCAAGTCCAATACACACTTGAAGTTGTAGTTGCAGCAAACACCAATCCTGGTGCATTGACTCAACTTGAAACAATGGTCAGCGCAGTACTGCCATTGATACCAAAAACTTGGCGCATTATCCAGGTAAGCAGCCCAAGGATACGAACAACCGGAACGGCAGATGCATATTCAGTTGAAGTATCACTAAGTACGATATACAACCCATAAGGAGAAAGAAATGGCAACATTAATCCAGACCGGGCGCGACATTGCATTAACAATTGCGTCTGTCAATTACGATGAACAAATCCAAAGTGGTTCAGCAACATTTCAAGATGCAACAGCATCAGTTGAAACACTTAACGGCACAGTTGATTACACAGTAGATAACGAAAAAGGCACAGTTGATCTAGTTTTGTACCAGGACTGGGGCAAAACAGGTTCAGTATGTGATGCACTTTGGGATGCTGCTGATACAGCACCAACCACAACAGTTGCATGCACCATGGCAATTAATGGCAAAACATTCACATTTACAGTATTGCCAAAACGCCCAACAGCAGGTGGCGCAGCACCAGATGCAATCACCACAACAGTATCTTTGCCAATCAGATCGATTAGCAAGGCTTAATTGAAGAACAGGGGTCACCTTAAATGTTTAAAATAAAATTAGAATGGACGTTAGCAAATGGGAAATCCTACGAAGAATGGACTATCCCATGGGAAATTGCTCAGGCTGAAAAAGAAACTAAAACATCTTTTATTCAACAATTCAAAGAAGAATTACCACCAAGCATTGAACAACAATTCTGGTTGGCATACCAAATCCAAAGACGCATTAGTGATAGACCAGTTGGCAAGTTTGAAGATTGGCGATCCACAGTTGTTCACATCAATGCAAAGGATTTTGAAACAACAAATTTTACCAAGCCGGAAGCATCACAAGAACTTTAATGGAATTGGCAGTGTTAAGCCACCAGCCATTATCAGAACTCTCAACGCTTTCGGCAGAGGAAATATCAACCTTGGCAGAGGTCGTGAAAAGATTTAATGGCATCGAATAAACCAAAAGAACCAAAGTCAGTAATCAAATTAGAAATTAAAGATGCTGACATATTTGCCATTCTTAGAACTTTCAAAAATATGGACAAAATTGCATCAGAAGATTTAAGAACAGTTGCCCGAGAGTTATCTGAAGAAATAGCAGATGCCATAAAAGGCGCAGCAGCAAACGCTGATGCCCTTGGTGGTAATCCACGTCAAGCGATTGCAATTGCATCAACTATTAAAGTTAATCGTGATCGTGTTCCAAGTATTTCAATTGGTGGTAGTAGAAGTGTTACATCATCTGGTGCTAAAGCAGGTGAAATTTTATTTGGTGCAGAATTTGGATCAAGACAATACAAACAATTCCCAAGGCGTAGACCAAAAGATCCTGGTTCAAAAGGCAATCAAGGATATTTCATTTTTCCAACACTTAAATATATGCAACCACGCATAAAAGACAAATGGGTAGCCGGAGTTGATAGAATAAGAAATGAATGGAAAGGGCGATTAAATGGCTGATATTAGGACGCTGAAATTATCATTGCTGGCTGACACAGCACAATTCAGTCAAGGCATCAATAAAGCCCAAGCCGAAACAGAAACGTTTTCAAGTAAAGTTGGATCATTTGTTTCAACAGCAGCAAAAGCCTTTGTTGGCCTTGCAACTGCTGCTGCATCATCAGCCTTTGCTATTGGTGTTTCATCTGTCAAAGCAGCAATTGAAGATGATAAAGCGCAAAGAAATTTAGCCAAAACACTTGAGAATGTTATTGGCGCAACCAAAGACCAAACTAAAGCAGTTGAAGATTACATAACCAAACAATCATTATCACTTGGAATTAGTGATGACAAACTTAGACCAGCATATGCAAGATTAATTAGATCAACTAAAGATACTGCTGAAACACAAAAAGCATTAAATCTTGCAATGGACATTAGTGCTGCCACTGGAAAAGATCTTGATTCTGTTGCCTCAGCATTGGGCAAAGCATATGACGGAAATAGTGCAGCCCTTGGAAAACTTGGCTTAGGTATTGATTCAACAATACTTAAAAGCAATGACATGGACAAAATTACTAAAGAACTTGGTAAAACATTCAAAGGATTTGCTGAACAAGAAGCCAACACAGTTGAAGGACAATTCAGAAGAATTGGATTGGCTGTTAATGAAGCCAAAGAATCATTAGGTGCAGCATTACTTCCCATACTTGGCAAAATTGCCGAATTTATTAACAATGAAGTTGTACCAGCAGTTCAAGGCTTAGTTGATGGCCTAACAGGTAAAGGATCTATCAGAGAAGCAACCATCAAAGCAGGTGGAAACTTAAACTTACTTAAAGATGATTTTGATGCATCTTATGAATCAGGTGTAGGACTTGGTGAAGCATTCAGAGATCTTGCAGATTCAATTGGCATCATTGGTGGTAATTCAGCCAGTGCAAATCCGGAATTTAGTAAATTTGTAGACAACATTACAAGAATGGTTGATAGCATTAACAGCCTATTTGATGCATTGTCAAAGATTAAATCAATTGGTTCAGATGTTTTAAACTTTGTTGGATTACAAGGACTTATATCAGGTGCTGGTGACTTGGGTGCAAAATACAATCCTTTGTATCAAGGTGGCTTAAATCAAAAGCCTGTTGAAATTAAAATCAAGATGGATCCACCACCAGCAAAGAAAACTATTTCAAGTGTGAACTCAGCAGTTAAAGTTGGTATTGCAAACAAATTTAATGCTAATACAGTTTTGAGATAACATGCCTTGGCAACCAAACGCAACAGTTAAAATCAATGGTGTTGCAGTAACGAACTATACCCTTGAGGGCATTGAGATCAGCATGGGTCGAGATGACATCCAACAACAGGCAAACTCAGGTCAAGCCCAAATAGCATTTTTAAATCTGCCATACACTGATGTTGAAATCTTTGATGTCATATCAGTAACTATTGATAACTATTCAGGTGTGGATACCACAATCTTTACTGGAACAGTGACAGATGTTAATGTACAAGTTTTTGATGCAGGATCAACAAATACGTTTATTACCCAAATCAGTGCTTCAGGTGGGCTGTCAGAGTTAGCCAGTAAAGAAGCAAACATAGTTGGTTATGCGCAACAAAAAGATGGTGACAGGATTGTATCTGTTATCACTGACACTTTTGGCCTTAAATGGAACGAATTGCCTGCAACACAGGTATGGACTGATTACACAACTGAAACTTGGAATGATTTACTTGGTGTGAGTATTGCCAACATTGACACACCCGGAACTTATGATCTGTTTGATTCCACTGGATCACCAGACCCAACCAATGCTTTGACTTATGTTCAAACAGTTGCAGATTCCGGTTCAGGATTTATTTATGAGACTCCTGGTGGTGCTATTGGTTACCAGGATCAGGATGCTCGGGCTGATTATGTTACAGCCAATGGTTTTGTGAATATATCAAAGAATTTTATTCTTGCTTCAGGTATCAGTGTTTCAACTTCAAGAAATGACATTATTAACGATGTTATTGTCCAATATGGTGCAGCACAGGATTCTGTTCAGGTTGAGGAATTAGATTCAATTAGTTTGTATGGTCGAGTAACACAAACAGTTCCAACGTATTTAAAAAATCTTGCTGATGCTGATACTTTGGCTGATCGTTTGGTGCTTTTAAATGCTTACCCAACTCCTATCATTCAAGGCATTGGTATCCAAATTGATACGCCTACTATGTCATCAACTTTGCTTAATTCTTTGGTTGGTGTGTTTTTTGGTATGCCAATATCAGTAACAGATTTTCCAGCATTGCTTTACCCAAATCAATTTTTTGGTTATGTTGAAGGTTGGACGTGGACAATTGACCGATTTACTGCCAGACTTGATCTCAATGTTTCAGACATCACATTTTCTGCTGTTCCAGTGGCGTGGCAAGATGTTTATGTCGGTGAAACTTGGAGTACACTAGATC